CGTAAGATTTTCTAGAGTCGTCCTCAAATTGATTTCCTCTATCTAATCTAGACTTATGTTTAGTTGCGTGAGTTAATTCATGAAATAGAGTTGCGTAGTAATGCTGAGTCGCATCCGCATCGCTAGTGTCATGAAATTTTGCTTTTGGCGTCATGTTAATCAAATCTTTTGATTCTTGATAATAACATCTAGTGTCATCCTCAAAGATAATCTTAACGCCGGTATTTTTTACAAACTTGTCAATGTTAGCTACTGAGTATTGAGTGTTTGTCTTCTCTTCTACCTTGTAACTTGAATTAGACAAATCAACTTGCGCAACATTGAACACTGATGCAGCGCTCATTATTGGGCCTGTTAATCTTTCATGATCTGCATAATTAACTTGACCCGTAATTATGTTGCCGGTTTTTTTGTCTTTGTACATTGGCGGCTTATAAAAAATAATCGTTGTAGACTCTGAGCCCTTAGCAACTTGAGCGCCAACCGTTGCCCATTGTTTGTATGTAGCCCAAATATTTTGTTTATAGCCTTTGTCTCTAGTCGTAGCAGCCAACATAAAATAGTTGATACCTTTGTATCTATTTTTTGTGACCGCGTTAGTTGCTGGTAATAAATTTTCATCACCAAACATTTTCACCCAATTGTCACTGTTGTGTATCATCTCATTGATAACCTCACCAACAAACGTTTTGAGTGTCTCTTTTGATTTAGTCATATTTTTATTTCCTTTCATAAATAAAAGCTTATTTTATTTTTATAGGATATTATAGGACATAATTGTCGCACCTCCCAGATTATCCTATGCAAAAACTGCATAACTAGATCTTGTGTCAAGAAAATAATAAAACACAACATGTAGAGAAGAGCATGTGGGCGGGACCCACCCAAAGAGGTACCAGATCGTTTTGGTTTTTTGGACTTTTTATTTTTGTTGATTTGCATACATGCAAAAGGGATCCTAACATATACCCTTATATTGCTTGATTTGAATAATTTATCCTATAAAATACTTTCTGGTTCCATATGAAACTAACTTTAGAAACGATCAATAAAATTCCTGATGTTCAGGAACGAGAAAGATTAAAACAAAACATAATAGCCGGCTACGAAAATCAAAAAGCGACAGCTGCCAGAGAAGATTTTTTAACCTTTGTTAAAAGAATGTGGCCACAGTTTATTGAAGGTAAACATCATAAAGAAGTATCAGAAAAATTTAATAAGATAGCTAGTGGTGAATTGACTAGGTTAATTATTAATATGCCACCAAGACATACAAAGTCTGAGTTTGCATCTTACTTTCTACCTGCGTGGATGATAGGTAATTATCCAGAGCTTAAAATAATTCAAGCAACTCACACAGCAGAGCTAGCAGTAAACTTTGGTCGTAAAACAAAAAACTTAATTGATAGTGAACCTTATCAAAAACTTTTTACAACAAGATTACAAGAAGACTCAAAGGCTGCAGGAAGATGGAATACATCAAAGGGCGGTGAGTATTTTGCAGTCGGTGTCCAAGGTGCGGTAACCGGGAGAGGTGCTGATCTTCTCATCATCGATGATCCACACTCAGAGCAAGATATAAACTCACCCAACGCATTTGAAAAAACATACGAGTGGTATACTTCAGGACCCAGACAACGTTTACAACCAGGCGGTAGAATTATTCTTGTCATGACAAGATGGAGTAAAAAAGATTTAACACAGATGTTACTAAATTCACAAAAAGAAGAAAAAGCAGATCAATGGGAGGTAATAGAGTTCCCTGCAATTATGCCAAGTGGTGAACCTATGTGGCCTCAATATTGGAAGCTCGAGGACCTTGAAGCTGTAAAAGCATCTGCTGGAGTAAATAAATGGAATGCACAGTATATGCAAAACCCAACCTCGGACGAAGGAGCTTTAATTAAACGAGAGTGGTGGATGGATTGGGAAAGCGAAGAGATGCCTGTATTGGAACACGTCATACAATCTTACGATACTGCATTTCTTAAAAAACAAACAGCTGACTACTCTGCTATTACAACATGGGGTGTGTTTAGAGAGAATGAAGACTCGCCACAATGTTTGATGTTAATAGATGCGATTAAAGGGCGGTATGAATTTCCTGAGCTAAAACGAATAGCATACGATCAATACATGTATTGGAAACCAGAGACAGTTTTAGTAGAAGCAAAAGCTGCAGGGCTACCCTTGATATTTGAGTTACGTCGTATGGGTATACCTGTTGCAGATTTTACTCCTAGTCGTGGTAACGATAAACATGCAAGAGTAAACTCTGTTTCTCCTCTTTTTGAGTCTGGTAGAATATATGCACCAAAGTCAAGAGAGTTTGCCCAAGAAGTTATAGAAGAATGTGCCGCTTTTCCATACGGAGATCATGATGATTTGGTTGATAGCACTACACAGGCAGTGATGAGATTTAGAGATGGGGGCTTGATTATGCACCCAGATGACTATAGAGATGAGCCTTTACCTAGAAAAAACTACAAATATTATTGGTGATGACTTTTACATTTAAACACCCTAGTAAATACAAAAAACCTAAAAAGTTGACAACCACAGTACCTCCCGAAAGTGGTCCCACACCACAGGGCTTGAATATTGAGTATAATACTGTTAAAGATGTAAGATTGGAGAAAAAGCATGGCAATAGACAAAAGTTTACCGAACACAAAAACAAAAATAGAAATACCACCCGTAGCTGAACAGATAGAAGAGGACGTAAAGATAAAAGAAACTTTACCCGATCCTGGTGAGACTGAGATTACAGAATTAGAAGATGGCGGTGCTGAGATTGATTTTGAACCAGGTGCCTTTAACCAAGAACAAGGTGAAAGTCATTTTGATAACCTAGCAGAATTATTACCAGAAGAAGTTTTAAATCCTCTTGGATCTGAGTTAGTGCAAAACTATCAAGAGTACAAAGCATCAAGAAAAGATTGGGAAGATAGTTATGCAAAAGGTTTAGATCTTCTAGGATTCAAATACGAAACACCTTCACAACCTTTCCAAGGCGCAAGTGGTGCCACGCACCCAGTGTTAGCTGAAGCTGTTACACAGTTTCAAGCATTAGCGTATAAAGAATTATTACCTGCAGATGGTCCTGTAAGAACAAGAATAATCGGAATGCCAAGTCCACAAAAGAATGACCAAGCAGAACGTGTAAAAGAATTCATGAACTATCAGCTCATGGATGTGATGAAAGAGTACGAACCAGAGTTTGACCAAATGCTTTTTTATCTCCCTCTTAGCGGTTCTTCCTTTAAGAAAATTTACTATGATGATCTTTTAGGCAGAACCGTTTCTAAATTTGTACCAGCTGATGATCTGATTGTGCCATACAACGCAACATCTTTAGATGATGCAGAGGCCGTGATTCACAGAATTAAAATGTCTGAAAACGATTTAAGGAAACAACAGGTTGGTGGATTCTATCGTGATGTAGAATTACCAAGACCCATGAACATGGAAACAGAAGTAGAGAAAAAAGAAAGAATGTTAGAGGGGACTAAAAGAACTTTTAATGAAGACATGTATACGCTTTTAGAATTTCACATCAATCTAGATCTAGAAGGGTTCGAGGACCGTGGACCTGATGGCGAGATCACAGGAATTAAATTACCATACATTGTGACTATTGAAGAGGGTTCAAGAGATATTTTATCTATTAGAAGAAACTATGAAATAGGTGACATTAAAAAACAAAAGATACCATACTTTGTTCATTTTAAATTTTTACCTGGTTTAGGTTTTTACGGTTTTGGTTTAATCCACATGATTGGTGGATTATCAAGAACAGCGACAACAGCCCTACGTTCGCTGCTTGATGCAGGAACACTTTCTAATTTACCTGCAGGATTTAAAATGCGTGGCATTAGAATTAGAGATGATGCGCAATCCATACAACCAGGAGAATTTAGAGATGTAGATGCACCAGGAGGTAATATAAAAGATTCTTTTATGACATTGCCTTTTAAAGAACCATCTGCAACTTTACTACAACTTATGGGCGTCGTGGTTTCGGCAGGTCAGCGTTTCGCATCCATAGCTGATCTCCAAGTAGGAGAGGGGAATCAACAAGCCGCAGTGGGCACGACAGTAGCTTTGTTGGAACGTGGATCGAGAACAATGTCAGCGATCCACAAAAGAATTTATACTGCACTTAAAAACGAATTTAAATTAATGGCTAGAGTATTTAAATTATACCTACCAAACGAATACCCATATGATGTCGTGGGAGGTCAAAGAATGATTAAGCAACAAGACTTTGACGATAAGATAGACATCATACCAGTTGCAGATCCAAATATTTTTTCTCAAGCGCAAAGAATTTCTATTGCCCAAACGGAGCTGCAATTGGCTAGCTCCAACCCACAGCTTCATAATTTGTATGCTGCGTATAGAAACATGTATGAAGCTTTGGGTGTAAAAAATATAGATACAATTTTAAAACCAATAACAAGACCAACACCGATGGATCCAGCTGTAGAACACATACAAGCTTTATCGGGAAAACCTTTTCAAGCGTTTAAAGGACAAGATCATCAAGCACATATCACAGCGCATTTAAATTTTATGGGGACTAACATGGCCAGAAATAATCCTGTGGTAATGGCAAGTTTGCAAAAAAATATTTTTGAACATATATCTTTGATGTCTTTAGAACAAGTAGAGATGGAGTATCAATCAGAGATAGCACAACTACAACAAATACAACAAGATCCACAAGCAATGCAAAACCCACAAATACAACAAGGTGTGATGGATATAACTATGAAGATAGAATCTAGAAAAGCTGTGTTGATTGCAGAGATGATGGAAGATTATAACAAAGAAGAAAAGAAAATATTGGGTGATTTTGCAAACGATCCTATCGCTAAACTAAGAGACAGAGAATTAGATCTTAGAGCACAGGAAAATATGAGAAAAGAACGTGAGGGAGAAGAGAGATTAAACCTCGACAAGATGAGAGCGATGATGAACCAAGAAAATCAAGAAGAAAAACGAAAACAAAATGAAGAATTGTCTAAAATGAGAGCAAACACATCCATACAAAAAACAATTTTAAGTAAAACATTACCATCTAGCAAAGAAATGATGCCAGATTCTATAATTGTTGGCACAGAAAGCGACTAACATGGATAAAAAACAGAAAAAAGTTAAAAAAGTCATGAAAGAATTTAAAAAAGGCAAGCTTTCTATTGGAAAATCTGATAAAAAAGTTAAAAAAAGAAAACAAGCCATCGCAATTGCCTTGCGAGAAGCTGGAATAAGGAGAAAAAATGGAAAAACTAGATAAAATAAAAGAAGTTGGGGTTGCAAAACAAAGTGTTGAGGCTGATCCTAGATCAAAAACTACTCATAACAAAGTTTACAACCTTATCGGAACTGGTAAACCTGAAATGGACATACCAGGACAAGGTGCAGTAAGACCAGAGAAGAAAAGAAAATCTAAGGCGTACTAATATGGTTTGGTTTAGCGCATTAAAGCTGGGATTGAACGCGGCAACGCACATCTATAAGAAAAAACAAGAGACGAAGATGGCGATGGCTGACGCTCAACACATGCATGCCTCAAAGATGGCTCGGGGGGAGAGCGAGTACCAGGGCAAATTATTAGAAGCAAGACAATCGGACTGGAAAGACGAGTTCGTGTTGCTCGTATTAACGGCGCCAATTTTAGTGATCGCTTGGGGGGTCTTCTCGGACGATCCGGGTGCAGCAGAAAAGATAAAAATGTTCTTTGAACAGTTCCAACAGCTCCCGTCATGGTTCACAAACCTTTGGATCCTTGTCGTTGCGAGTATATATGGTATAAAGGGAACACAAATATTTAAAAACGGAGGAAAAAAATGAGAAACGATTACGGTAAAAGAAATAAAATGATGGGTGGCGGAGTTGCAGAAGCAGCAAAAAAAGTTCGTGCAGGCATGAAAAAAGGCGGCAAGATTCCACCACAATTAAAAAAATTCGTAATGGCTAAAAAGAAAAAAGCCAAAATGAAAAAAGAAAAATAATGGCAGGAAAAGGTTTGTATGCAAACATTCACGCAAAACGTAAACGTGGCGGTAAGATGCGAAAGAAAGGTGCAAAGGGTGCACCAAAAGCATCTGACTTTAAACGTGCAAAACAAACAGTAAGGAAAAAATAATGACTAAACTATGCCCTAGAGGAAAAGCCGCGGCGAAGCGTAAATTTTCAGTTTACCCGTCCGCGTATGCCTAACGCCTACGCATCTAAAATATGTGCGGGTAAGATCAAAGATCCATCTGGTGTAAAGAGAAAAGATTTTAAAGGTCGTAAACCATCTGCAATGGGTGGAAGAATTATGGCTGCAAAAGGTTTCCCTGATTTATCTGGTGATGGTAAAATTACACAAAAAGATATTTTAATGGGCAGAGGTGTAATACCTCGAGAGAAAAAAAATAAAGGTGGAGTTGCTAGAGGATGTGGAGCGATCAGCCGTGACAGAAAAAAAGTTACAAAAATGTATGTTTAATTATGGCAAAAAATGGTCTTGATAAATGGTTCAAACAAAAATGGGTAGATATTGGAAGCAAGCGAAAGGATGGTTCATTCGCAAAGTGTGGCCGTTCAAAACAAAAGAAGGACGCGAAGAGGAAGTATCCAAAATGCGTGCCCCTAGCAAAAGCAAGATCAATGTCAGAGGGACAGAGAAAATCTGCCGTTGCGAGGAAACGGGCAGCTGCCAATGTGGGACCTAAACCTACAAACGTTAAAACAATCGTAAACAGAAAAAGAAAAGCTGCGGGTGGACCGGGTTCTACTAACACTCCGTATTTTGGTCGTAGTATAAAAGGTGATTATGGAGGAGTAAATTTGTCTAATCCATCTTACGTTAAATATTATAAGGGGATGATTTAATGCTAGAGCAAAGAGTATTAATGGCAAAAGGTGGTATGCCACCTAGAAACAAAAAGAACTTTAGACCTACAAAGTCTGGAGCAGGCATGACTAAAGCCGGGGTCAAAGCCTATAGAAGATTAAATCCTGGCTCTAAACTAAAAACAGCGGTCACTGGCAAAGTCAAACCAGGATCTAAAGCTGCTAACAGACGTAAATCATTCTGCGCGAGAAGTGCAGGTCAAATGAAAAAATTTCCGAAAGCCGCCAAAGATCCTAATTCAAGACTAAGACAGGCTCGTCGAAGATGGAAATGTTAATTAATTTTTTTAAAAAAATATTTGGTATTGAAGCTTTAGAAAAAAGAATTAGATTTCTTGAAAGAAAAAACTATTGGAAGGAAAAATATAATGAAAAAATCAAAAGCTAAAATAAAAAAGGTTATTAAAGGTTTAAAAAAAGCCTCTAAACTACATGCAGGACAAGCTAAAACTTTAAAAGGAGTTATCAGTGGCGGATCCAAAAAAAGGAACGGGTAAAAAACCCAAAGGTTCTGGAAGGAGATTATACACAGATGAAAATCCAAAAGATACTGTCAGAATTAAGTTTGCGACTCCGGCCGACGCTAAGAAAACTGTTGCGAAAGTTAAAAAGATTTCAAAGCCGTTTGCGAGGAAAATCCAAATCTTAACTGTTGGTGAGCAGCGAGCCAAAGTTATGAAAAAAAACAAAGTCGCTGCAATATTTAAGAAAGGTAAAGATGCTATTAGAAGAGCTAGAACTAATAAGTAAAATACAAAAAAATCTAAAAGACTCCTACCAAAATGTAGGGGACAGCATGATAAGCGGAGGTGTTGACAATATGGAGAAATACAAGTATCTATTAGGACAAGCACATGCTTATTATAAAATATCACAGGATATCTCTAACCTGCTGAAAAAGAAGGAGCCAACAAATGAAGTTACGACCAACCCAACCAATGTCGTCAAGTTTGACGCCACCAAAGATTAAATTAGCTTTAGAAGAAAAATATAAAGAAGAAAATAAAAAAGAAACTGAAGCTTATGATCGTTTAAAAACAAAAGAAACAGCTAAACTACCTAAACCTACTGGATGGAGAATATTAGTTCTTCCATTTAAGATGCCTGAAAAAACTAAAGGTGGATTGTTTTTAGGACAAGATACTTTAGAAAGGCAACAAGTGGCATCAACATGTGGACTTGTTTTAGAAATGGGACCACATTGTTACGACAAAGATAGATACCCAGAGGGCCCTTGGTGCAAAAAAGGTAATTGGGTAATATTTGCAAGATATGCTGGATCAAGAATTCAGATAGATGGCGGAGAAGTTAGATTGCTAAATGACGATGAAGTTTTAGCAACCATCGAAAAACCCGAAGATATACTTCATCAATTTTAACATAGGAGAAAACTATGCAAGAAGCAGAAAAAAAAACAGTTGATATAGACACATCCGGACCTGAAGTTGAGGTAGAATTACCAGAAATTAAGGAGGATAAAAATGAAACTATTGAAAACAATACTGAGTCCACAGACTCAGCTGAGAAACCTAGTGAGCAGCCTGCTGTTCAAGTTAGTGAAGAAAAGAAAGAGCCAGAGCAAAAGAAAGAATTAGAAGAATACTCCGAGGGAGTAAAAAGAAGAATTGCTAAACTAACTAAAAAAATGCGAGAAGCGGAGCGTAGAGAAGAAGCCGCAACATTATATGCAAGAGGTGTTTTAGATGAGCAAGAAAAATTAAAAACAAGACTAGCTAAATTAGATACGGGTTATGTATCTGAGATGGAGGGTCGAGTAAAATCAAGTATGGAGGCAGCCGTTGCAAAATTAGCAAAAGCTAGAGAAGAAAATAATCTTAAAGATGAAGTAACTGCTCAAGCTGAAATATCAAGATTAGGATATGAAGAGGCCAGACTTAACGATTTAAAATCTAAAAAAGTTGTTGAAGAAAAATCTTTTGAACAACAGCCAGAGGAAATAAATCAACCCATTCCTAGAAGAATAGATCCAAAAGCTCAAGAATGGGCTGAGAAAAATGCTTGGTTTAATAAAGATTTGGTTATGACCGAAGGGGCCAAAGCAATTCATAGACAATTAGTGGAGGAAGAAGGGTACGATCCAGTGTCACAATCAGAGGAATATTATTCTGAAATTGACAAAAGAATAGCCCTTGAATTTCCCCACAAATTTGTTAAAAGAGAAGAAGAAACGACTAAACCTACTCAAACTGTTGCATCTGCAACGCGTAGTAGCAGAACTGGTCGCAAAACCCAAAGACTCACACCGTCTGAGGTAGCAATTGCTAAAAAATTAGGTGTGCCACTCGATAAATATGCTGAACAAAAAGCAAAACTCACGACTAAGGAGGCGTAAGAGATATGAGTAATAATAAAATAAAAGCCGACAATCGTGCGAGTCAGGTAAAAAGTGATTCTAAAAAAATTGAATCGCAAGCTTCAACGGTGAAACCACCGAAACAAGTAAAGCCTTGGACTCCACCATCATCTTTAGATGCACCCCCTGCGCCAACAGGATTTCAACACAGATGGCTAAGAGCTGAATCATTAGGGTTCCAAGATACTAAAAATATCGCAGGAAGACTAAGATCGGGATATGAGCTTGTAAGAGCTGATGAGTACCCAGATTCAGATTTTCCAGTAGTTGAAGATGGCAAATACAAGGGGATGATCGGAGTTGGTGGCCTAGTGCTGGCTAGGGTACCCGTAGAGATTGCACAGAGTAGAAGTGAATACTACCAAAAAATGCATGACGACAAGGTTAAAGCTGTCGATAACGATCTCATGAGGGAACAGCATAGAAGCATGCCGATCAATATTGATCGTCAATCTTCTACAACCTTCGGTGGCTCAAAGAAAAGTTAATTTTTTAACAATTCAAAGTCCGCCGGATAAACTAACAATGTCTAAGGAGGACAACTATGGCGACTAATCAAGACGCACCTTTTGGTCTAAAACCAATTGGTAAAGTTGGTCAAAACAGAGACAACCAAGGTTTATCCGAGTATGATATAGCTGCTTCGGCAACTGCTATTTTCTTCAACGATCCTGTCAAAATGAAATCTGACGGAACGATTGAAGTTGCAGGTGCAGGAGGCGCAATACTGGGATCCTTGGGTGGTATCTTTTTTACCGACGCAAGCACAAGCAAGCCTACGTTCGCGAATCACTTAAACGCATCAAACACAGCGACTGATATCGTTGGGTTTGTCAGTGATGACCCGTACGAAAGGTTTGAAATACAAACAAACAATACTGGTGCTTCTGCTAAAACAGATATCTTCAACGTTGCAGATATCGAATACACAGCAGGAAGCTCACCGGACTTCGTGTCAGCGGTTGAATTAAATGATTCAACTTTAGCAAACGGCTCATCTGCTACATTGCAGATTCTAGGTTTATCTAGAGATCCATCAAACAATACAGTTGGCGCTGCCAATGTAAACTGGATCGTTAGAATAAACGAGCACGAGTTAGACATGAATGTAAATGGAGTATAAG